TGTGGTGGATTGGTGAGGTTGAAGACACCAAAGACCCACAATATATTGGCAGGGTAAAGTGTCGCGTACTTGGTTTTTACACTGGTCCCGAAGCAGGATTTCAAAAAGATCTTCAGACTAAAGATCTACCATGGGCAAATGTACTTCAACCAACTGATCAGGCAGGTATTGATGGTGTAGGTAAATCCTCGCACTCTTTACGTCCTGGTGCTATCGTCATGGGATTCTTCCTTGATGGTGAAGAAGCACAGTTCCCAATTGTCATGGGTGTACTTAGAATTAGTCAGGCACCTGGTACTAGTCTAGAAGGAAAAAACAGTACCTTCCTGTTTACTAATGCACCTAACAGAGAAGATATTAACCCAGTAAATAAGGAGTTGGGTTCTAGTTCAGCAGATATTAGTAAGACACAAACTAATACTAACTCCAATACTGTAAAGACTCCTGGAGAACCAGACACTAAGATTACTGCCAAGAGTCCAAATAGTGCAGCGCAAAAAGCACCTGCAACAGCATCAAACCAGACAAAACCAACTGTTAGATCTTCTGGCACACCTGCTGCATCTGGAGTTGGTGGACCTTGGAAAACTTTAGAGGTTAAACTAACTCAACTCGTAGAAGATCTAGTTGGTGCAGCATCATCAGTAGTGAAGAGCGAGAGTGGTGATTTTGTTGATGTATTTGAAAACAAGATCGTTAGAATGGAGGAGTTTACTGATAAGATTCAGAACTTCCTATCAGCAGTATTCTCTCAAATCGTATCGGCATTTAAAGAACAACTTACTGTAATTGCAGGGCAAGGTTTATCAGCAGCAGGACTTATTTCTCAGTTTACTGGTATTCCTTTTGTTGTTCTGCAAATTGTTCAGACTATCATTGAAGCACTATTGAGTCAAATTTGTACACTTGATGGTCTGATTAGTGACATGCTGTCTGACCCTATGAGTGTAGTCACTGACCTGATTGATGATATCGTATCTGGAGCAATGGATGCTGCCTCAGCAGCAGTTGCTGGTGTTCAGGATGTTATTAACCAAGTAACATGTTCTATTCAAAATGGTCTTGGTTTTGTCAAAGATATTCTAAGTCTGGTTAAAGCAGCAACATCTGTTATGGAAGGGTTTGATACCCTCAAAGAAGTTTTTGAGACTGGTAAGGATATCTTTACTGAAGCAACTAATGTCAGTAAACTTGACATCTCAAGTATCACTGGATTTATTAATCTAATCTTCACTCTATTTGACTTTGGTGGATGTAATAGAAAACCAGGAAAACGAGCGCAAACAAGTAAACAATTCTTCCCATTCTTTGGTGTAACTGGATGTAGTGCTGATGATTTAGGTGGACCACCTGGAGGTGGAAAGTCATACCCTAGTTGTGGTGAATCTGGTGGAGGTGGAGGGATCATTGATTCTATTTTCAGTGATGCTGATCCATATCTAAATGCTGCAACCAGTTTTATTAACGGTGCATATAATTTACAATTAAGTACTCCTGGTAGAGAAGCGTCCATCACTAGGATGGCATCTGGTGCTACTATTACTGACGTTTCTATTGAAAACCAACAGCATGCAAAATATAAGATACTATCAAAACAAAATAAAAGTCTTGAGGATGCAGCAGCAGATGCTAAGAATCTAAACGATAGTAAAAGTGATGCTGCTGATCCTCTCTTAGGAACTAATGTTGACATCCCTGGTAATTTTACAGCGGATTTCAAAAAAGACATGTGCTATACCATCGGTAAGGATAATATCATTACCATTGATGGTGATTATCGTCTGAAAGTATCTGGAGATATGCACCTTGAAGTTGGGGGAGGATTCTTCCTTGATTGTTCGGGTGGTCCTGGTCCTGATGAGACACAAACTCAAAAATCTACTATAAACTTTGCTTCAGATTTGTCTCTTGATGTGAAGGGACACCTGCAAACTCAAGGCATTGGTAATACTGTCTGCGGCAAAGGTGGAACTAACGCTGAGATTGTTGCACCACAAGGTAATACTAAGATTGATGCTCAAGGTTATGAGATCAATGCATCGGAGATTAAGTTAACTGCTGCTAATACTATTACCTTTATTGCTCCTGCTGAGTATCACTTCATCAACACACTTAGTGGTGTCATTCCAAAGGCAAAGACTGGTATTTTTAACACTGTTAGTGGTCCTGTTGACTATGTTCTAACTCCTGCCGTTTCATTTGATCCTATCCCCAGGTTCTCTATTAACACTGTCGGACCATTCTTGGTTAACTGTGCTGCTGGTGGAGCACTATTCACCGTTGCCGCTGGTGCTTTCGCTGCCAACGTTGGTGCTGGTGCCGTTACTTTGAATGCTAGTGCTGCTTGCTCTATGACTGCTGGTGCTGCTGTGAACATCACCGCTGCTGCCATCTGTAAAATTTCTGCTGCAACCATCTTGCTAAACTGACTCAGGCATGCTATACTGGGTACGCAGTAGACCTATCTCTATGGAAGACATTTATTTGCAGCATGTTTTCGTGAACATGTCAAAGCGTCAAGTTACTCTCATAGACGATGAAGGATACGATGAGACCGTATCATGGAAGTTTGACGAAGAAGGTGCAGAAGGATTCTATGAAACTCTAGAAAACTTCCGATCCATTAACAATCCAGATCTTTTTACTTATACCTATGAAGTTGCCTCTTGATATCACATACGAAGAACTTGAAAAGAACTTTGAGTTCATTGTAGATCTATGCGGTAGTAATCTACAACCATTCAGAATCACTGCTAAAGATGGTAAAACTGTTATGTTGATTCCAGTGCAGGAAAAGACTACTATTGATCCAGAAATTGTTGAGCAAATTGAGGAGTTGAAATCAGAATGGATGCAACAAATGGATGCGAAGAGTTCATCCGAGTAATTGAAGGGACTTATACTAATAAGAAGCAAGCACAATCAGATCCTACAGGATTTATTTGGGCATGGATACAATGGATAAACCTTGGAGATTCTAAACTACAATCTCGTCAATGGTATCACCATGATGGGGAAGTTTATCGTGAACGTAACTTTATCGTTCAGAAATCCAATGACAATATTATACTAGTCAATCATACTCTAGAGTGGAAACCTGTAGGATGTGATATACAGTGGAAGGTTGCTCATGATGGATGGAAGAGTGAAGGTAGTTGCACTATTGGAGATCTTGAGGTATACTATACTGGATACCTAAGTAAAGGTCAGTATCGTTCATGGGACCGTGGGTTTGTGAATGGTAAGCAGGTAATTGGTAACACTAAAAGTGAGTTCATCTTTGACAGACAGTACAAAAAACTATAAACTGTACGACATTTCATTCGTACGTGAGAATCTTTCTGCAATTGCTGACGCAGCACTACAAACAAGTGGTGTAGTATCTTCAGTGTTGAATGGTGTTGAATGGCAAGGTGGGCATCACAAACATGATCCTAATCAATGTCCTAATTCAACATGGTTGTATGGATACTACAACTTTTTCTCCGCTAGAGTCAAAGATGTGGTAATCTATGATCTGTTCTCCGAAGTAAAAACATGTATTCGCGATTTCATTGGTATGGAAGAACGAGCATGGACACAATGTTGGGTCAATTCTCACCTTGAAGGTGGGTTGTTACATAAGCATCATCACGATTATCCTATTCATTGGTATTTGTCCATTTATCCTCAGAATACAGAGACTGTGTTTTATAAAGGTGACAATGAAATTTACCGTATTAAGAATGAACCTGGAAAACTATACATAGGACCAGGTGATAGACTACATGAAGTGGTCAAGTCTGGTGAGTTTGATAACATGCCTCGCATTACATTAGCAGGAAATGTTTTGAGACCATCAGACAAACATCGCGATACTACTCTATCATTTATCCCAATCTAAAGAACGCTATGACACTAGCACATGTCCTACTTTTCGGATCACTACCCTTTATATGTGCCACCATATATTACGGGCACAGAAAAGGTGAGAATAACTATTACGAAACCGACGCCTACTCAGGAAATGGAACAGCGCATTAGAATGCGATTTGCGTTTGCCATGTCATCATTTGGGAGAATGTTTAAACCTTCAGGTATATCACGGGAAATGAGATCGTTATGTGATGAATGGTCTAAGATTGAAGAACAACCACCTCAAGGTGATCTTTATCTTGTAGACAGATACTTCTTAGAACTTTGGAAAAAGTACACCTCATAAATAACTTCTAAATCTATGCAAATTCAACTCTGGTATTGTAATGATATGAAAATGTGGAGATGGACACTCACTGATGCTGATGATGTTAGAGTACAAGAAACTGGACAAAGAATCTACTTACATGATGCAATGGAAGATGTAGCAAGAACAGTAGAGTACCTTATGGGAACAGACAATGCCGAGTGAATTTGATTACGTTGAGGCACCTACGGAGGGTGAAGTTGACAAATGGGGGTTTACTATCAAACCTACTATCAGTGATACGGAGTGTATTTTACGATGTTTGAATAATGCTCCTTGTGGATGTGACAAGAAGCAAGTTGAACGAATAAT